GTCGCAGGATTTACGATGCTATCTACTATGCCAAGGATTGCAAAGTTGTGGCTCTTTCGGGAACTCCTCTCATCAATCGCCCAAACGAAATTGCCTTTCTCCTCAACCTGCTGCGTGGACCCATTGAACGCCTGATGATTCCTGTGAAAGAGTTGCCTACATGGGACGAGGCGGGAATGAAGACCTTTTTCAAAGCCATTCCCGAAGTTGATACTATTGAATTTAACAGTGTGAAGCGCTTGATTATGGTGACTCGTAATCCTAACCATTTCAAGTCTATCTACAATGAGGCAGGAGATCGTATTGCTGTAAAGTATGATGAGACTGTGACATCTAAGACGGCAGGAGATTGGGTGGATGGACTGCGGAAATCGTTTGCCGACAAGTTCCCTGGCGGAGTTCTGGCGGCTCGCGAATACATTCAGAAAGAAGCCCTCGAATGTCTGCCTACTGACTTCTCGGAATTTGTAAATACGTTTATCGACGGTCTGGATGTCAAGAATGCCCTGTTGTTCCAGAAACGTATTCAAGGTCTCGTATCCTACTACAAGGGCAGCGATGAACGCATGCTTCCCAAGAGAACGGACGATGACAAAATGATTGAGAAAATTGAGATGTCCGATGAGCAGTTCAATCGCTACCTGGAAATGCGCCACAAAGAGATTCAGATGGACTCTCGTAAATCAGCCAAAGGACCCAGTTCTCTCAATCAAGATTTTTCTACTTATCGTGTGATGTCGCGTCTTGTCTGTAACTATGCCGTTCCCTCCGATCTGCGCGGAGCCAATCTGGAAACAAACGAAGATACTGCTGGCACCGACGATGATAAAGCGGCTGTCCTCGAGAAACTGCGACTGGAACCTGACAAGTATCTCCGCGAGGAAGGGTTGAAATCGTATTCCCCGAAAATGCTGAAGATGCTGGTCAATATTAAGGAAACAGGAACAGTGAACCAACTCATCTATTCTAACTACCGCAAGTTGGAAGGACTAGGAATTATCAGTGCTATTTTGGATGCGAACGGATACCAGCCTTACCGTATCGTGAAAGTGGACGGAAAGTATGTGGAAGATCCTACTCTAGATCCCAAAAAGCCCGCATACGCGTTCTATACAGGCGAAGAGAAGAAGGATGTCAAGGAGATCATGCTCCATATCTTCAATGAAGATTATCGGACCTTGCAGTCTGTTTATCCTGAACACGTGCAATCTATGAAAGAGAGTATTCTCAAACGTGGCGGCGAGAAACTGCTTTGTGTCCTGATGATTACGGCATCGGGTGCTGAAGGTATTAACTTGAAGAATGTTCGTCGTATCCACATTTCCGAGCCGCACTGGAACCCTGCACGCACAGACCAGGTGATGGGTCGCGGTATTCGTCTGTGTTCCCACGCCACTCGCCAGACTCTGGGTGCAGGTGGAACAGTCAATGTAGAAGTTGTTCCCGTAGAAGAACGAACGATCCGCATTTCCTACTACATTTCCGTCTTTACCGATGCTCAGGCGAAATCGTCTACTGGGTTCAATATTGTATCCACTCGTCGTGCCGATACGGCTCCCAAGAAATACGATATGAAAGCGGCAGGTCGGGCTCCCGAAGCCTTCATGACATCCGATGAGTTTCTGTATGAGATTTCTTACGAAAAGGAAAGGATTACCAGCGGCATTACGCGTCTCATCAAACAGGCCGCCGTGGACTGTGAGATTCATCGTAAACTCCACAGTCGCGAGAAACCCCTGCTTCAATGTCTGCGCTTCGACAGTTCCGTGAAAGCCGAAGATCTGGCCTCAAATCCTGATATCAAGAAAGATGAACGTGATGCTTCCTATCTCCGCAATGTGATGAAGCGGTCGCGACGGCTCCAGCGAATCAAGGTCAAGGACTTCGTGTTCCTCTATGACCCCGAAACCCATGAAGTATTTGACAATTCGGCTTTTGGAGACAATGAGCGTCTCCTGAAACTGGGGATGATGAAAACCAACAAGATAGAATTCTTTACTTATGAATAATGGCTCATACGAGGGGAAGAAGGAAAGCCCGCACACCTCGTAAATTCCCTAAAGAACAGAGCGCAGGCGCCGACACCCCTGTCCCCGCAGCAGTCCCCGAGATGGATTACCAGGCTATCATCAAGTCGCACAAGCTCAAGCAGGTGATTGTGAACCCCAAGAGCAAGTTTGTAGTGTGCACTTACTGGTGGGGACGAGGAAACGCCAACAAAAACTACCTCCGTTTCGGCGATGAGACCACAGATCAAGCGATCAAGGATGGGAAGCGTGTGAACTATGCCTGCACGGGCGAGTTCATTGAGCAGATCAAGGAAGAAATCATTGAAGAGATTCGGGAAGAAGAGGAAGAGGAGCAGGCGATTGAAAAAGCGATTGCGGATGGGATGTTTGATGAGGAACGTGAATTCTACGAAATTTCGAAGGAGCGTCGTATCGCTATTCTCAAGAAGTATCCCCTGAAATACGACAGGAAGAAGGTTGATTCCATTCTTGCCCGCCCTGATATCCAGAAGCGGGTATCCGAGGGAATGAAGCAGAACGAGATCCGTATGAAGGCTGAGGGGAAGGTGAAGCACGAAGCCACAAAGTTTGAGGATATGATTGATACGTGGATCAACATGTGCAAATCTGTGGGTTGCAACTATATTGTGGAAGAGTATCCTGAATTTGCTTTTCCTGGAAAGTATCAGTTGGCTATTAATCTCAAACCCCTGTTTATCAAGGAGGCTCTCCTGACGGCAGGGGCACAGGGTCGTGGAGTTCTTTACATTGACGGAGACATGACGATCAAGCGTTACCCCGATCTTTTTGATATGCCCTCGGTAGATTTCATGGCTCGCGGATGGAATGTGGATCCCCGCGGAAGCATGAATTATCTCCGTGACGATGTATGCTTTGATCCCTATATTTTTGAAACGTCGGGAGGCACAATGTATTTTGCTCCTACTCGTCAGGCGATTCTGCTGTTGAAGCAGTGGGGTAAAGTGTCGGCTCAGCCAGATATGCAGGGTAAGGCCGATGACCGTATTCTCTCGATGGTGTTCACTACTGGTCGGCAGAATGAGGCGATTTCGTCTATTCAATTACCTATTGAGTACTTGTGGCTCAATGACGCCTACGATTTCCAGAAGAAGGAGGATGTTATGCAGGACCGCATCTATATTGAGCATCCTGCGTGCTTAACAGCCGAGGAAACTGCTAGGGAACAGGGAGCGTCGGCCTCGCGTGAACCACCAAAGTATGAGGAAGTAGTCACAGATATGATTGACTGCGCCCAGCCTGGTGGAGTGTTTTACGAATACATCTTCTTCACGGAGCGTCGGTTTGTGGAATCGTTTGAGCCGTACCTGAACTATCTCCGTCGGGCCAAGAACAATAAGGGCGAGCCATTCTACAAGATCGTGGGATTTGAAGAGCATTATGGTCGCTACAACAAGGTGGCCTACAAGAACATGGAAAAGTCCAATGCGATTGATGTGAAAACTCTTCCTGCTCCCGAAATGTTGGCCAAGCTGCCGCAAGATACAACGGTCCCAATGATCATTGCATGCTTCAAGAACGGTAATGATGTCCTCATTGGCGACTACCAGGGTACCTATTCTGCAACCTACGATCTCATGGCTGAAAATATCGGCGATCAGAATCTTACACCGTATCAGCGGAAGATCAAGCTGGATGTTACTAAACCAATTTACATGTCGGGTCTGAACCCTGTCCTGATTCATCTCCTGATGATGTGTGAGACGCTGGAGGATATTAACCAGCATTACCACGAGAGTTTCCTGTTCGCCTCACGCATCCGTGCATGGTGGACAAAAACGGATCGGGTTTAGCCCTGTCTGGGGAAGAACACAGACGCAGAATGCCCGTTCCTCCGTCCACCACATTCATGAAAACTGTTCGCGATCCTCTGGAAATCCATTTCCAGAAGAAGGCTGCTGATCTCAATGTTGCTCCCCCTATCTTTGATACAAACAATACCTCCTACATGGTGATGCTAGATCTGGACGAAATGTCCCTTGCCGACAAGTACGGCTCCAGCGCCAGCAATATTCCCACCTGGATCTGGAAGCAGGTGCACTACATTCTCCAGAAACTGTTGAAGGAAGGGAACATGGAATACATTGATATTACACCTTACAACTTCATCGAGAAGGATGGAGTTGTATGGTGCATTGATTACGGCCACGCTACGCCGTTTCGCGGGACTATCCGCAATTGGTTTCTCAAAGATATGTTGGAAAAGAAACTCCGTCGCTGGAACCCCGATTTCGTGTGATGATAATGATTGTCGGGTAGTTTTTAGTTTTTTACTTTACTTGGCAATGACCGACTCTAGGAAATCGTCGCACACCTTGGACCACGGGCGAGTGCGGGCAAGGGCCACACACGCCTCGGTGGTCTCCTTACCACACATTGCGAGTGCCTTCTCCATACCCTCCGCAACCGCCTCCGCCGTTGTGGTATACTCCGTGAGACCGACACCTGCCGTCATTTGGAGATACGAATACGAGGTCGTAGCAAGCTGCACGCTCGTCTTGTCGTTCATGAACGCCTTGTAGCAGTCCAGTGCCAACACCACCTGTGGGGCGCCCGTCGCCATGTGCTCCAGCTGGCACAAACCGAAGCCCTCGCCCGCTGACGTGTTAATACCTACATCCGCCACATTGTAGAGCTGGTTAATAGCATCGTCGTTGAAGTAGGCCTGCGGAGCCGTCGTGTCAACGATCGTGACACGCGTGCCATACTTCAGGTTGTCCATGCCCAGCAGCTCCAGCTCGTTGAGGTAGATCTGGAGGGGTTGGTAGAATGCGCCGCCCTCGGGCTTGACACCTGTCACAAGCAGAAGATGGTAAGGGGCATCGGGGAACTTCTTGAGTAGACGGGCAAACGCCATGATCGTGAGATCGAGACGCTTACGCTGGGAGTTGCGGTTCATATTCAGGAACACCTTGTCGCTCGACTTGAGGTTCAGATTCTTGCGAATGCCTGCGCGCTCGCCGTCCGATAGGGGCTTAAACACGAGCGAATCAATACCGTGCTCAAGAACATCGATCTTGATGTTGGGGGTCGTCAGGCGGGTCATGAGATACTTCTTCCACTCTTCCGTGAAGCAGATGATACGGTCAGAGGCATTCTCAATATTGCGGAGCAGTCCCATGTCCGCGCCCTTGTAGACCTGGTCGAGGTAGACCCACAGCTTCCACGACTTCGGGACATCCTTCACCTGCTGGATGAACTGATTGATCACAATGGGGTCGTTGTAGATCATGATGATGTCGGGGTTGACAGTGTCAACATACTCCTTGAACTTGTTAAAGCCAAAGCCCTGCTCCTTCGGGTCCTCGTTGGCGGCCGCATCATACTGAATGATGCCCGTGAGCGGGCGGGCGGGTGTGGGGAGACGTGCAGGTGTGCGCTGAAACCCAAAGTGAAAGATCTTGATCAGCGGCTGGAGCGTGCCGAGCTGCTTGAGAAGGTTGTATGACACCTTCGAATAACCAGTCACCTGCTCGGTGTGCGTGGAGACCAGGAGGAAGCGAACAGGAGCCATTTGTATGTATCATTTTCTAACCTGTAAATATAATAGCATGTCCTCATACTATCCCACTGTTTCACTAGAAGGTGGTCCTAAATTTCTGAGTCAGCAGACTCAGTTCAAGAGTGCGTCAGAAGTGACGGAGATGAAGAAACGTGCGGCGGTAAACCAGTATTACAGGAATTATCCTCAGTCGCAGAAGGCGGCGTATGCGAGCACGTATACGACGTTTGCAGCGGGTGCAGACTATAATTCCCAGAAAGGAGCCCGCGGAGTGTCGTGGAGTCCTACATGCTGCACGAACACCAACGGGTTTGTCCTCGCCAACAACGTCACTGTATTCCCTGGCGGCGAGAAGAAGACGCCCAATATGAATGTTGCCTCCGATGCCTTCATCAACAACCCTCAGTAAAAGGCTACGCCAGGAGCCTCTGAACTCTCCTTCATCTTGGGGATCTTCGTATACTGCGAAAAGCGGTCCATAAAGGGAATGGGCGGAATAGGATATAGTTCTGTAATCGAATTACTCTTTGTCATCGTCCGCGCAATCACCTTACGTGTCTGCGCCCCAATCCAGTCGTATCCGAAGCGAACGCTCATATACGAGTGAATCAGAACTGCGATGACCAGAATGCCAATAAGGATATACGGAAGGTTCTTATACATTATTC